CGGGCGCGACGACGGCGCAGATCATAATGGTACTTTTTCACAATCTCTCACGGACTTGAAGGGAAGTCCCTGCGGTGTGCGCTTGCTCTGGCAAAGCGGCGGCATCTGCGGGGCTATGATGCGGTAAAGCTGGCCGCAGCCTATGGCAACCCCGCTTTGTGTAGACAGAGCTGCCGGGGGGCGTGGCAAATACGGCAAGCAAAATCGAAATCAGATACAATGG